TCTTTCCAATAATCAGACTGTCCTTCTAAGTCAGTTGGTATTTTTTTTGGAAGGCTTCCTAGCTTCATTCTAGTAACAAGAGCTCCTATAAGAGGCTCCCTTAATTCATCATCAACACTATCTTTATCAAAAGAGAATCCTGCTATATCAAAATTTTCTCCGTATCCTGAATCCTGTAAAAATTTATTAACAAAGTCAACTCTCTCTTTGGCATACCCTCCTTGAGCTCTTTCAACAAAATCTTGATACCCAATAGGGTCAATTTGAAATGGACTATAAGAAACACCAGAGGATTGTTTTCCTAGCTGTGACTCCTGCATAGCTAAATGAGTCATAAAATCACTAACATCAGATAGCTTTGCCTTACTTTCCATGCCACCTAACAATTGATTTGCTGTTTGAGAAGCACTAATTGTTTCAAGTTGTCTTGGGGTTAATTCTTCCAACATCTGAGGAGAAACTTCTGTCTGAAGCATAGGCTTTTCTGATTGATACATTAGTCCATCAAGAATACTATTTGCCATAAGCACTCCAATAACCAGCCACAAACGGATTAGGATATTCGCTATAACTTTGAGCGTAGTGAGATAGAGAGGACTGTTCGGTTTTTCCATCTGTGGCTGTAAATTTATAAATAATTTCCATTAACTCTTTCCTTGCACGTAATCTTGGCCATAAATATACATAATATTATCGTTAATATCAAATTCGCTCTTGCAATGAGGACATGCCCAGCCAATAATATCGTGCCCTAAGGATTGTGTATCAAATAATCCAACCCTTTGGCTGTATTTGTTGTTATAGTAGAGTTCCTTCTCACAAATATCGCAAGGGTCTCTACGTTTAATCTTCTTTATCTTTGTGCGCAACGAGCTTTGCTTTTTCTCCACCTGATATTGCCTCCATTTGCTCTGGCGTGAAGCCAGTAAACACTGTTAACTGCTCTTGTTTCTTCTCTGTATCGAACAATCCAGCCATTTTAGCCAAAGCTTCAAGTGAACGAAGCCTATCAGTGTCTCTATCAGACAAATCAGCAATATCCTTATACTTTGCCACAATCCATTCGGGTGATATACCCTCTTCAGCAAGTATTTTCTTTATCTCATCCTTAACCATTGTCTTTATTTCCTCTTTATTTAGTAAAGTACTAATTTTTTGTTTCATATATGCTTCATTCTTTGCTCTAGGATAGGCTTTTTGATAAGCACTAAGAACATTCTCCCCTGCAGCAACATACCTTGCAAACAAGAACTCCCTTGATTTTAACTTTCTATTGTTCTGCCTATCATAAATGGAATTATAGTTGCGTGAAAAAGAATAGATGTTCTCTGCAACGCCATGCTCACCAAGCATCTTACTGCTTTTCTGCTGCGCAACGAATGAACCACAAACAGTTCTAACAATTGTACGAGGAGTTTTATAGCCATGGTTTGCAATACCGCTACGTGCAAGCACCTGGCATACATATCCATCATCGGTTGTTACCCAGTCATGTACTTCCCCATGTCTCCACCTCTTCATTTGGGTTGAATGCCTTGAACTCCTCCATGTCATCATAGAGCTTATGCGGGATTCCTTTGATTTCCTTAATGTCCATGGCATAATATAAAAAATATATATCAAAAATAAAAATGCTTGCATTATTCATTAATATTTAGTATACGTGCGCACACGCACTCTTATAAGTACTTATTATAAACACTATATCCTTAGTACTAATACACAAAGAAAAAACTAAAAATAAAAAAGAAAGTTGTTACATAGTTTCAAAAATAGAGTTAGAATGGGTGTGAGTGTTCTTTTATAGTTAGACCGTCGTCGTTTGCCCTGCATGGGGTTAGAATTAGGTTAAAAACTAGGTTAAAAAGTGAATATTAAACGCGAAACCTTGCAAAATGTTCCAATCTTTTTTAATACGTCCAGTTATACGCATTAACCGTGCATTTGTTCCCATGTATATTGTATTACTTGTATTATACAAGCATTATGTACTGTATTATATTGTACTATACAATGAATATCATATGTATTTATCTTTTATATTATACTTGTATTATACAACCACCACGTTATAATTGAAGTTAATTGTAATTAATTGTAAATAAATGGGAACTTATTTGAACTTAATAATGTATAATAAATGTAAACAATAATTAATTAATAGGAGTAACAATGAAAATAATAACTTATGAAACAAGAAAAGATATGTTTATGGACAACCCTATGAATAGGGAAGATTTAACAAATTGGTTAATGACTGAATTAGGTCTAAATGATTATGACATTCACAAAGACCTACAAAAACTTAACACAAACACTTTAAATAATTTAATTAAACAAGTAACAAAATTAAAATAAATAAAGGAACTTTTTTAATAATACATAGTATAAACAATAACAATAAAATAAGGACAATAACAAAATGAAAGCATATAATTTAACATCTAATAACGGCAATAAAATTGCAAATCAAATAAAAATTATTGATAATAACGGCACAAAATATTTTCAAAGCTATAATACAATAATAATTAAAAAAACACGTAATAACACGTATTTAGACAGTTATTATTACAATTATAGTCGAACAACATCAAAATATAGAAATATATTTTTAAATGAAGATACAAAACAAATAGAAAGCAAAATAAAAGCTGGTCTTTATAAATTAACAAATCTTAATAAATAGAAAGGTATAAAATGAATAAAATAAACTATAAAAGAAGAAATTTAATTGAACGATTAAACGAAGAAATTCTTTATTTAAATCTTAATTTAAAAGAATTTGAAATATTAGAGAATTTTATTAAATATCATAAA